TCTTTAAACGAATTTTACAGACAATTCCCAAGAACTACAGAACACGCATTTAGAGACGAAGCAAAAGGTAGTATATTTAACTTAGTAAAGATATACGAACAGATAGATTACAACGAGGAGATGTCTAGAACACTAGGTATTACAAGAGGTAATTTTCAATGGGTTAACGGGGTAAAGGATTCAACTGTTATATTTTACCCAGATAAAAAAGGTAGGTTTAAAATAAGTTGGGTACCACCGGTGAATATACAAAACAAAGTAGTATTAAAAAATGGTATTAAGTGGCCAGGAAATGAACATATGGGTTCTTTTGGATGTGACTCGTATGATATATCAGGAACTGTAGATGGAGAAGGATCAAAAGGTGCATTACATGGTTTAACTAAGTTCAGCATGGAAGACGCTCCAGCTAATAGTTTCTTTTTAGAATATTTAGCAAGACCGCAGACCGCAGAGATATTCTTTGAAGACATTTTAATGGCTTGTGTGTTTTACGGTATGCCTATACTAGCAGAGAATAATAAACCTCGTCTATTGTATTATTTTAGAAGAAGAGGATATAGAGGATTTTCTATGAACCGCCCTGATAAGATATGGAATAAACTATCTGTAGCTGAAAAAGAAGTAGGTGGAATACCTAACTCAAGTGAAGATATAAAACAAGCCCACGCCGCTGCTATTGAGATGTATATTCAAGCGCACGTTGGTATAAAACAAGACGGGACGTTTGGAGACTGTTATTTTAATGAGTTATTAAATGACTGGTCTAGATTCGATATAAATAAAAGAACAAAGCATGATGCATCAATAAGTTCTGGTTTAGCTATTATGGCTAACAATAGGCATCTATACAGACCTAATGCTACTGTTAAAAAACCAAAACTAAATATAAGTATTTCCAAGTATTCAAACAAAGGTAATACATCTAAATTAATCAAAAAATAAATATGGCTGAGTCAGTTGTAAATAATTATTTTCCGAGCCAAGTCATTAGCGATTTGGAAAAAATGAGCTATGAGTATGGTCTTAAAGTTGCTAAAGCTATAGAATCTGAATGGTTTAATGTTAATCAAAATAATAATAAATATTATAATAATAAAAATGATTTTAAAAAATTAAGATTATATGCTAGAGGAGAGCAATCAATACAAAAATATAAGGATGAATTATCTATCAATGGAGATTTATCATACCTTAATTTAGACTGGAAACCAGTACCAATTATACCTAAGTTTGTGGATATCGTTGTTAATGGTATTGCTGAAAGAATGTATGATATAAAAGCAGTTTCTGTAGATCCGAACGGTGTTAGCAAAAGAACTAAGTACATGGAGTCAATGCTTAGAGACATGAGGTCAAAAGAGTTTAATGATTTTGCTCAAGAGAACTTTAACATGAATACTTATGAAAATCCAAAAGAAACTCTACCTGATACAGAAGAAGAATTAGATTTACACATGCAACTTAGCTACAAACAAGCTATTGAGTTAGCAGAAGAACAAGCGTTAAATACTATAATGAAAGGTAATAGATATGAATTGATAAAAAAACAATTTTATTATGATTTAACTATTTTAGGTATTGGTGCTGTTAAAACAACTTTTAACACATCTGAAGGGGTAACAATTAAATACGTTGATCCAGCTAGTTTAGTTTACTCTTATAGTGATTCTCCATATTTTGAAGATATATATTATGTTGGTGAGGTAAAAACAATACCTATTAATGAACTTATAAAAGAATTTCCTCATTTAAGCCTTGTAGATCTAGAAGAAATATCAAAAAATAAAACACACACTAAACATAACAATAATTCTTACTCTAGAAGAGAAGATAGTAATACTATTCAAGTTTTATATTTTAATTATAAAACTTTCATGAATGAAACTTATAAAGTTAAACAAACTGGGACTGGTGGAGATAAGGTTATACTTAAAGATGATACTTTTAATCCTCCAGTAGATTTAGAAAACAATTTTGGTAAACTACAGAAAAAAATAGAAGTTTTGTATGAAGGAGCTTTAATTTTAGGTACTGATAAGCTTATTAAGTGGGAAATGGCTAAAAACATGATGAGGCCAAAAAGTGATTTTACTAAAGTAAAAATGAACTACTCTATTGTAGCTCCAAGAATGTATGAAGGAAGAATAGAATCTCTAGTTAGTCGTATCACTGGTTTTGCTGACATGATTCAATTAACGCATTTAAAACTACAACAAGTATTATCTAGAATGGTTCCAGATGGAGTTTATTTAGATGCTGATGGATTAGCGGAAATAGATTTAGGTAACGGAACAAATTATAGCCCTCAAGAAGCATTAAACATGTTCTTCCAAACAGGTTCTGTTATTGGTAGAAGTTTTACATCTGATGGTGATCAAAATCCAGGTAAAATACCTATTCAAGAAATATCATCAGGTTCTGGTGGACAAAAGATGCAAAGCTTAATACAAACTTATAACTACTACCTGCAAATGATAAGAGACGTAACTGGTCTTAACGAAGCAAGAGATGGTAGTATGCCAGATAAAAACGCTTTAGTTGGAATACAAAAATTAGCTGCAGCAAACTCAAACACAGCTACAAGACATATATTACAAAGTGGTTTATACTTAACATCAGAAGTAGCAGAGTGTTTATCACTTAGAATCTCTGATATATTAGAATATTCACCAACAAAAGAAGCGTTTATACAGCAGATAGGTGCTCATAACGTTGCCACTTTAAATGAAATAAAGGAATTACATTTATATGATTTTGGTATATTTATAGAACTAACTCCTGATGAAGAAGAAAAACAAATGCTTGAAAACAATATTCAAATGGCTTTACAGCAGAAATTAATAGAACTTGCTGATGCTATAGATCTTCGAGAAATTAAAAACGTTAAATTAGCAAATCAACTTCTAAAAATACGTAGAGCTAAAAAACTAGAAAAAGATCAAGAAATACAACAACAAAATATTCAAGCTCAGTCTCAAGCAAATCAACAAGCTTCTCAAGCAAAATCTCAAGCAGATATGCAAGCTAATCAGCAGAAAATTGAAGGAGAAATTCAATTAGAACAAGCTAAAGCAGAGTTAAAAGCAAAACAGCTCCAGCAAGAAATGATGTTAAAGAAAGAATTGATGGAACAAGAGTTTAATTTCAACATGCAATTACGTCAAATGGATGTAGATGCTACAAGTGAAAAAGAAACTCAAAAGGAAGATCGTAAAGATGAAAGAACTAAAATACAAGCAACTCAACAAAGCGAGATGATAGATCAAAGAAATAATGGTAAAGCACCTAAAAACTTTGAATCCGCAGGTAATGATAGTATAGGCGGTGATTTCAATCTAAGCGGTATGTAATTAACTAATTATTATTATATTATATTATGGAAGAAAAACTAGAAGAAGTAGTTGAAGAAACTACACAACCAACCGTGGAAACGGTTGATGAAACAAAATTTGAAAGCGCTGATGATGATGGCGTTTTAAAAGTAGATTTAAGTAAACCACCAAAACCAAAAGAAGAACAAAAAAATGAAACTAAAGAAGATAACCCTAACAACAAGGGAGTGGCTACAGAGCCTGATAACACCTCTACCACAGAAAAACAAGAAGAAGTACAACCGGAAGAACAAGCACAAGAAGAAACACCAGTATTAGAAGAAATAACTGATGAAGAAGTTAAAGAAGAAACAGAGACTTTAACAGAAGAGTTAATTGATGCTAAAATAGAAGCAGAAGAAACTGGTAAAGCAATACCAGAGAATTTACAAAAAGTTGTAGATTTTATGGAAGATACTGGTGGTACATTAGAAGATTATGTAAAGCTAAATCAAGATTTTACAAATTATGATGATAAAGCTTTATTAAGGGAATATTACAAAAATACAAAATCACATTTAGATAGTGATGAAATTGATTTTTTAATCGAGGAAGACTTTTCGTATGATGAAGAAGTTGACGAAGAAAGAGAAATTAAAAAGAAAAAGATAGCGTTAAAAGAGCAAGTTGCCAACGCTAAAAGCCATCTAGACGGGCAAAAGTCTAAATACTATGAAGAAATTAAAGCTGGGTCAAAGTTGACCCAAGAACAACAAAAAGCTGTAAACTTCTTTAATAGATATAACAAAGAGTCGGAAGAAACTCAAAAAATAGCAGAAAAACAAACTAATACTTTTTTAAATAAAACTAAAGAGGTTTTTAACGATAAGTTCAAAGGTTTTGAATATAACGTCGGTGAGAAAAAATATAGGTTTAATGTGAAGAATGCTGGAGAGGTAAAAGATAGCCAAAGCGATATTAATAATTTTGTCAAAAAGTTTTTGAACAAAGATAATGAAATGTCAGATGCTAAAGGTTATCATAAATCCTTATTTACAGCTATGAATCCCGATGCTATTGCTAATCACTTTTATGAACAAGGTAAAGCTGATGCTATGAAAACTAGTGTTGCTAAAGCCAAAAACATAAATATGGATCCTAGACAATCGTTTTCAAACGATAATACTAGCGGACCAAAAGTAAGAGTACTTAGTGATGATTCTCCTAACTTTAAGTTTAAAATTAAAAATAAATAATAAATTTAAAAAAACAAAATTATGGCAATTACAGCAGGAAGTAATTTGAATGGAGTGCCTACTGCGCAAAAGCAGACACTATCTACAAATTACCTCGATTTTACTGGGTCTACTGATACAACGTGGGCTCAACAATATTTACCAGATCTTATGGATAAAGAAGCTGAAGTGTTCGGTAACAGAACAGTTTCAGGATTTCTTTCACAAGTAGGAGCTGAAGAGTCTATGACTTCTGACCAAGTAGTTTGGTCTGAGCAATCAAGACTACACATTGCATTAAAAGGAACTGTAATCGTAGCTGGTTCTACGAATGGTACTTTTACTGTTATTAGTGATATAGATGGTAACGTATCAGGCGATGGATTTACTGTTGCTGATCACGGTGTTAGAACTAGTGATATTGTACTTATTGCAAGTGCTGGTATAGTTACACAATGTTTGGTTGTTGACGCTGACACAGCGGTTATACAAGTTGAACCTTATGATAAAGCTACTTTAGCTGGACATGCTACTGGTGCTAGTGCTTCTACTTTACTAGTTATTGGTTCTGAATATGCAAAAGGACAATCATACAGAACTGTTGATGGTGCACAAGGATCTTCAACTCGTACTGCTAATGAACCAACTTTCAAATCTTTTAGCAACAAACCAATTATTATGAAAGATTACTACGAGGTATCAGGATCTGATACGTCTAGAATCGGTTGGGTTGAAGTTTCTGGTGAAGAAGGACAAAACGGTTACTTATGGTACTTAAAAGCTGAAGCTGATACAAGAGCTCGTTTCACTGATTACTTAGAAATGTCAATGATTGAATCTGTAAAAGGATCTAACTCTACTGTAGTTGATACTACTTTAGGTGCTAGTTCTGATTCTGGAGTTGGTACTCAAGGTTTATTTGATGCTATAGAAGATAGAGGTAATGTTACTTCCGGTGTTACTGGTGTTAACGCTTCTACTGATTTAGCAGAATTTGACGCTATATTAGCTGAATTTGATAACCAAGGTGCTGTTGAAGAAAACATGCTATTTGTTAATAGAGCAACTGCTCTTGCAATGGACGATATGTTAGCTTCAATGAATTCTTACGGTGCTGGTGGTACTTCTTACGGAGTATTCAACAACTCTGAAGATATGGCATTAAATTTAGGTTTCTCTGGTTTCAGACGTGGATCTTACGATTTCTACAAATCTGATTGGAAATATCTAAATGATAAAGGTTCTAGGGGTGGTATTAATTCCGCTGCTACATCTGCTGCTATTAGAGGTGTTGTTATACCTGCTGGTACATCTTCAGTTTATGATCAACAATTAGGAAAGAATCTTAAAAGACCTTTCTTACATGTTAGATACAGAGCTTCTCAAACTGATAATAGAAAATTCAAAACTTGGGTTACTGGTTCAGTTGGAGCTGCTACATCTGCTTTGGATGCAATGCAACTACACTTTTTATCAGAAAGATGTTTAATTACACAAGGTGCTAACAATTTCATGTTAATGAAATAAGCACAATTACTTTGAAAGAACCGGGGCTTCGGCCTCGGTCCTTTTATTTTTATTAATTTATATTATATTATATTATGGCTAAAACAAAAACAAAAGCCTCTTACCAAGGAGATCCTGGTGATGAGCATGTAGAAAAAGTAGCAGTTAAAGAAACTGTTGTACAGGTTGCGGAAATTCCAAAACCAATTAAAAATCCTAAAGTTGAAAAAAATACTTGGGAAATAAAAGATAGAGTTTATTATTTAATAGGACGTAAAAAACCTTTAAGTAGATCAATCAAGTCAGCTAATATGTACTGGTTTGATGAAGAAAAAGGATATGAAAGAGAATTGAAGTATTGTGAAAACCAAAGAACACCATTTGTTGATGAAATGAAAGGTGATCAAAGATTATCTCATATAATTTTTAGAAATGGTGCGTTGCACGTAACAAGAGAAAAAACAGTTTTACAAAAACTACTTTCTTTATACCATCCAGATAGAGATACTTTATATGAAGAGTGGAAACCAGAAGTTGCAGCTGCAGATGATGTTAGTATTTTAGAATTAGAAATAGAAGCATTAAATGCTGCTCAAAATCTTGATATTGATATGGCGGAAGCAGTTATGCGTGTTGAGATTGGTTCTAAAGTATCAGAGATGAGTTCTAAGGAACTTAAACGTGATTTACTATTATATGCTAAAAGAAATCCAAATTTATTTTTAGAATTAGTAAATGATGAAAATGTTGTACTTAGAAACTTTGGTATAAAAGCAACAGAGATGGGGTTATTAAAATTATCTTCAGATCAAAGAACATTTAGTTGGGGTTCTAATGATAGAAAATTAATGAATGTCCCATTTAATGAACATCCATATTCAGCATTAGCCTCTTGGTTTAAAACTGATGAAGGTATGGAAATATACTCAAATATAGAAAAACAATTGAAGTAAAAACCCTTGTAGAAGCAGTCGCTCTTCGGAGCGATTGCAACTACTTTAAAATATTTAAA